CGGCGAGGACCGTCTTGCCCGCGACCGTCGGGAGGACGCAGAGCCCCGCCAGGTCCCCCGCCTTCCAGCCCGCCCGGCCGGCGGCCGCAGCTTCCCGTTGGTAGGGGCGCAACACCAGCGGGGACGTGCCAGCAAAAGGGCTAGACTCCCCCTTCGCTTTGGGGTAGGGTAGCGCCACACTACTGGCCATGTCGGAGGACATTATGATTCCCACCATCGAGGCTCGAGCGTACGTCACGGCGGAGGAGCACGCCCGCCTCCACGAGAAGGCGGTGAAGGAAGAGATGACGCGGAAGGACTACAATGGCCGGCTCTTGGCATGGGGCCTCAACAACGCCCCCCCGGAGGCCATCCTCCGACTGAACGGACAGCCGAGCAATCCCGCGATCCCGCAGGCCAAGCGCACCACGCCGCTGCTCTTCATTGAGACGTGGGCGCGAGTCGTGAAGGCCGGGGGCGCCATCGAGGACGTCATGGAGGTCACCGGGCAGACCCTCCCGGCTTGCCGGCAGCTCGCGGCGGACTACCGGAAGAACCGGAACATCCCCCTGGATCCACTCCCAAGCAACGGGAGCGCCCGCACGAAGGCGACAGATCGCGGAAACGCACTGCTGCTGGCCCGGTTCAACGAGATCCTGAAGTCGGAGGACGACTAGACCTATGTCCCGGGCCAGCCACTCTAGGCTGTCCCGGGACGGCTTGCGCGTCAAGGCGACGGCCTCGGCCTGGTAGGGGCGGAGGGTCACGCCCACATCTCCAGCGTCCCCTGGCACTCGTCCTTCTGGCCGGGCAGACGTTCGTCATGCAACCACCAGGACCACATCTCCTCCCAGCCGGAGAAGTACCGGTCTCCGAACCACTGCCGCCCATCCCGCTGCATCGTTCCGTGCTTGCGCTTCCAGACCCGCTCGAACACCCATCGCCAGCGGCGCTCGAACCGCGGCCAGCGCTCGAATTCCCGGATTCGGATCTTCGTGTAGGCCATCGGGCAGCCCACGCACCCGAGACGGCGGAAGCCCTCGTCGTATAGTTCCGAGTAGGGCAGCCCGGCGCCGCGGATGAACTCCCAGAGAACGTCATCCGGCCAGTGGATCAGGGGGTTGATCGCCTGGGAACGAGTCCGGGCGTGGTGTGTGACGAGTCCCCACGTCTTCGCCCGACGCGGCGACTCAGCCGCCCGGATGCCCATCAGGAGACGAGCCCCTCGGGGTGACCGGGCTTCCTTGTACTCCTCGCAGCACCAGCGGGCGACGCGCGTGGGTAAGCCCTTGACCTCGGCCGCCCGCCGGAAGAACGGACCATGCGGCGACCGCACCCACAACACGTTGGGGTGGTGCTGCTTGATGAAGCGGACCAGTTCGGGCGGGTCGATAGTGGTGACGTTGTAGTGCCAAATCACGTCCATCCCCGCCATTCGGGCCACCTCCCGCAGCGCGACCGAGTCCTTCCCGCCCGAGAACAGTCCGTAGTAGGGGCCGTCCTTTGGGGCGAAGGTGCGGATGGCCTCCACCGACCGAGGCAGCACTTCGTCGAGGGTCAGCCCGGCGCCGGGCAGGGCGAGCTGCTTCACCGATTCCCCCTCCTGCTCATCACTTCCGCCCAGCAATCCGGCGTTTCGTAGACCCGGACTCGGATGACCTCAACGCCCCGAGCGTGAAGTTGCTTGTTCGCCTTCTTGAAGAGCACCCCTGCCAAGGTCTCGGCCGTCGGGGGGGCTGGCGTCGTGGAGCGGTGCCCGGGCATGGCGGACAGCGCTTGGATGGCGTCGTGGTCGTCTTCGGCGAGGATGACGCCGTGGTCCCAGTGGGTGCCGATCCAGCCGCCCACGTACGTCTTGAGGATGGCGAAGTCAATGATCATGCCGTCGTCTCCGATGGGGCCGGCGACTTCGATCTCAGCCACGTAGCGATGGCCGTGGAGACGTTTGCAGTGATCATGGGTGGCGAGACGGTGGGCGGCGTTCCATGTCAGGCGAATCGTGACAGTGGTCACCATAGCAGCACTCCTTGCCGGCGTTCTTCGTCCATCCACGGAACGTTCACCGAAAACCGGGAACCGGAACTCCCGTCAAAACTCGTACACCGGGCCAGGGCGCAGGAACGAATCCGACGGCGAGCGTTGACCCGGCCGACGTGGCACCAGACGCCCCGCTCAGCGCACCACGGGCCCCAGACAGGGATGGCCTGTTCCTTCCATTCGGTGGAACCGCCGATAAAGACGCCCGTGCGGGGACCCAGCACCGACTCCACATCGGCGAAAATCATGCCATCCTGCACGGCGAGGAGGACGAGGCAAGTCTGGGCGTGGAGCCAATCGAAGTAGGTCAGCGAGAGGTCCAGGGACTTCAAGCCATCTCCAACGATATCCGGGGCGACGATCCAGTCAGCGTCTTCGCCGTACTTAGCCACGAGCGCCCTGAAGGCACCCTCATCCCATGGCCGTTCCTGGCTGTAGGCAGTCCAGGCGCCGTTGTCGAGGGCGTACTGGAAGCCGTCGGGAAGCCACGGAGCCGCGGGGGCGAGGAGCATCCTCCACCCGGCCAAGCGCAGGGCCTCCAGGTTCCGACGGGTGCCTGTGCGGGATGCGTAAGGGATCATCTCCCCCTCCTGCACCATCCGCATTCCTCCCCGTCGGCGGCGGGCGCCCCGCGTTCGTCGGACCACCACCACCGCTCACACGACGGACACCACCGCTGCTCGGGCTGGGGCGTCGGCTCGGCGTAGTCCTCGGCGTCGCCCCGTATCCGGGCCGCGGGCATGTAGCCCCGCCAGGTCTCGTGCACGATGCCCCAGGACATCTACGCCCCTTCCCCGCACCCCGGACATCCGACGGTCGGGGTAGGCTGCCCGCAGTGGTCGCAGATGGGCTCCCCCGTCGGCATCACGTGCCCCCGGCGGGCCATGTCTCCCACGATCCCCTGGAGCCGCTCGATCTCGTCCAGGGCGGCGAGGAGTTGGACGGCGCTCCCGCTCTCGACCGCGGCGTAGTCGTCGCGTAGGGCGGCGATGCGGCCGGGGGTGTAGGTCATGGCCGCTTCCCCTTCTTGCGCGTCAGGTAGCCCTCTCCGTGCATCTTGAGCTGCACTCGACCGATCCCGTCATCCCATCGCTCGACCGTCGGCCGGATCACGATCCCCTCCCGGACATGGACGCCTCGCGTGGACTGGCCTTCGGCGTGGGAGACGAGGTCCGGACTCCACGGGCCGCGGTAGAGGACGGGCACCCAGGGGAGCCCTAGCGCCGCCACCATCTCCTGCGCTTCGTTGAAGTCCAGCCAGCGGCGGGACGTGATGTCCAGCATGTCGAACACGGCGAGCTGCAGCCCGCCACCGCACCGGAGATCCTGGACCCGGCCGAAGACCTCGCCGTAGATCGCGAGTCCCGGATGCTCGGCAAGTACCTTCGCCAGCCTGTACTCCACCGCCACCCGCCACCAGATGACTGGCGGCGTTCCCTCGGCGGAGTCCTCGGGTGCCCGCTTGAAGCAGCGGTGGGACGCCACCCACAGACGGTTTCGGTGCCAGGCCCAGCGGCCATTCGCCCCGTGGATCTTCTCGGTGATGACCACGTCCTCGCCTTCCCGAAGCACGTCCGGGTGCCGCCGAAGGGCCTCGACGTCGTACACCGGAAGGAATCCCGGATCCTTCTCGTTCTCGCCGCCCATGACCGTCGGTTCGGGCGGCTCGTACTTGCGGGCCCCGAACGTCTCGGCCAGGTCATCGCCCACGGAATGGCCGCCGGGGCACGGTACTAGCAGCCCCATGGAGAAGACGCCCCGCAACTTCACCGCCCGGATCCGGTGGTACAGCCGGCCGTCGCTGCTCACTGGCGTCCGGCCCTTCGCCAGCCAGTCCCAGCGCGGGTCATCTGCTGGGAGGAGCGTGTCGACGGGGATGTAGACGGCGAAATCTCTCGGGGCGAATTCCCCCCGCCGGACGATGCACGGGTAGCCCCCGTGCACGTGGGTGGTGTCCAGACGGTCGGCGTTGGGATGGTGCTCCACCTCGCCGATCCGCACGACCTCGATTCGCCACTCGCTCATGATCTCCTCCATCCTCCGAACGACGCGCATCGCCCCGAATGCCCGAGGGCGCGCGGCGGCCCGCACCGGCACCGAGGCCCCGGCGGGGGCCACATAGGACGCCGGACTTCCTGGCCCGCTGCCTCAGCGAGGACCCGGCCCAGCGCATCCGGCAACGACCTGACCGCTTGGCCCGGCCCCGGCCCCCACCGAACTTCCTCCCCGTCAGCGAGGCCCCGCAGCATCCGCACGACCCGTCGGATCGGCACGCCCTCCTGGAGCGCTCCGCTGACCGACCGGACGAGGCCGTTGACGGTGCCCCGCTGACCCGGGGGCGCTTCGTGGACGAAGACCTCGACGATCCCCCCGAACGGCGACCGGTTGATCCCGATGACGACCTTGTGGCCACCGGGGATCGGGACGGTCCGGAGGACGCCGGGGAGGTCGCCGAGGGGACGCATTACTTAACCCGAGCCGCCCGCTTCTCCGCAGCCCGGCACGCCCGGCACTTGTTCCGGTAGCCGTCAGGGGCCGAAGCATCTCTCACGAAGCACTCGTCCGGGCCGCTCATCCCGCAGACCTGGCAAGTCCTCATGGGCGCCCGCCCCATCTGGATGACCGGCTCCCACGTATGGTCGTCGTCCCGGGCCGGCATCAGGTAGATCGTCGAGTAGCGACCATCCCCCAGCGGTACCTGGATCACGATCCCGTCCGTGTACTGTTCTGCCTCGCCCGGCGAGAACAGGATGAGCCGGATGTAGCCGTTCGCCCCCGTGCCTACCCGCTTCGCGTGAGCCATCGCCTTCGCCAGGTGATCGGCCTTGAGCAGCACCGCGAAGGTCGCCTCCTCGATGGACCGCACCGCCTTGGCCACGTCCGGGAAGTTGTGCCGGTCGCCCACCGGATGGTGGTAGACGGCGGGCTTCAGGGCGATGTCCGTCTGCTCGTGATCCTCGGTGGCGATGCAATCGTCCCGCTGCTCCAGCGTGACTCCGTTGACCGCCTTCGCCATCCTCGCCGCCTGCTCGATGAAGGGCTGCGGGTAGACCTCGGGGCCAGCCGGCGGCAGCTTGTTCTCGTACTGGCTGCGCGGATCCACCGTCACGGCGTAGTGGCCGGTCGTCGCGACCACCGTTCCGTCCGGATGGACCTGGACGCCGTGGAGCTCCGGGCGGTCATTGTCCTTCCCGCATGCCCAGGCCACGTCCAGACTGGCGAAATCGTGTCGGGTAGTCACAGCGCCTCCCTGCGCCGGCCCTCGCCGGCTCTCCGTGCCCGCGCCACCCCCCACGCGAAACGGGCGAGCAGCAGGGCATCTGCGATATGGTGGGTGATGCGGACGCCGGGGAACAGCCCCTGCGCCCGCAGCTTCAAGCGGTTCTTGTGGGCGGTCCGGCCGTCCCGGCGACCTACCGGCACCCCCATCGCTGGCTGCCACTGCGTGGGCAGGTATCCCTCCCACGTGAGGCCGGCCGCGGTGAGCATCCCCTCCAACTGCCCGACGGAGCGGCCGAAGGTGAAGGCGCCGCCCCGACCGTCGTGAGGCATCGTGCCGACCTTCTCCAGGACGACGAGGCCCACTTCCCACGCCGGCCAACGCTGGAGCCAGTGGTAGAGCAGACCCAGCGGCTCCGACAGCCGCATGTGGCTCACGAGCTCGCCGGCCGCGTCCACGCACGCCATCGCCCCGCAGGTGCCGCTGCGTGGACGGCCCGGATCTAGGCCGAGGTAGTAGGGCATACCGCCTCCCGCGAGTGCTCCACCATCCGGGCCGCCAACCGCACCGTCTCCCATTCCAGTCCCTGCGGCGCCCCGGCCTCGTCGTCTTCCCCGCCGGACGCCCGGAGGAGGAGGATCGCGGCGTCGAGGGCGACCAGCGGATCCAGTCGGCGTTGATCAGCCGGTTGGACGCGGCGAGCACGAGGTACCGGGCGACCCATTCAGGACTCACCCCGCCCGGGTCGCCCGCACGCGCTTGTTCTTGCACGTCTTGCACTGGGCGCCGCGACCCCCTTCCGCCCGGCCGTCCACGCAGAACGCGTCGAGCGGCTTGACCTCGCCGCACGTCCGGCAGGTCTTGGTCGCCGCCGTCGGCCCCCGCGACACCGCGGTGAGCAGCTCCTCCACCTCGACGCCCAGCGCCGCGGCGAGGGGGCTGATCTCGGACGCCCGGAGCTCCAGCTCTCCCCGCTCGGCTCGTCCGAGCCGGTCGGGGGACATGCCGAGACTGGACGCCAGGCGCCATCGGGAGACGCCGAGGGATTCGCGCATCGATAGGATCGTAGGTTCCATGGCCGCAGCATACGGGTAGGTTTCCGGCACGTCAACCCCGCGTGCATTTTCCGCTTGACTCGGGCGCAGTCCGCTGTCATCTTCTTCCCATGGCTGCCCGGCCCCATACCGACCCCATACCGTACGTGGCGCAGGCCACTAGCGCGCCAGCCGGGCAGCCGACGCGCGACCGTCGCGGCCAATCTCTGATTCCCCGGCGTCACCCGGGGGCCGCGGTGGACTCTCCGACCCGGGTGACGCCGTTCCCGCGGGGTAGACTGGATAGGTCCAGCACCGGGCTCATAACCCGGCCCAAGCGAGTTCGAATCTCGCCCCCGCTACTATCCCCGCCCGTCTGCCGCTCTCCACATCGTAGGGCGACGTGGCGTGGCATCATTGGGCGGGGACTTTCGCCGCGGGTGCCCAACGCAAGCGCCTGCGCGTCGCCGGGGAATCCCGGCACACTGCCCGAGCACGACGGGCACCGCTGCGCCGCGACAGGTGAAGGGAACGGTGCTGCGGACGCGGATGACCCGGGCGCCGGCCCCGGTTCGTGCTGCCGGCGATACGACAGCGTAGCTCAACGGGTAGAGCGCCGGATTCCAGTCCCGGTGGTTGGGGGTTCGAGCCCTCCCGCTGTTGCTTCAGGACCCAGGAGAGAGCATGACTGCCTATGACCGCCGGGGGCTCGCCCGGGACATCGTCCAGTACCTCGTGTCGTCGATGGTCCTGGACTGGGACGGCCGACAGCGGGAGAGCGCTCGCCGGCTGATTCAGGCGAAGCTCGCCCACGCCGAGGCGGGGGGGTTCGCCGAGGGATACGATGCCGCCCGGAGGACGTGGGCGGACGTGCCGCGGAGGGCGTTGTGCCCGTGAAGGGGTGGCCCTACGAGGAGGGAGCCCCCCGCCGGCTGCCTCGGGCTGGCCTGATCAAGGTCGGGGTCCAGGCTCCCATGTCCGGCGGACGGAGCCGCCCGAAGGCCGTGGATTACTTCGTGATCCCGCCCGAGCTTCAGGAAGTAGTGGGGACCCCGGAGGCAACGGGTGGAGAGAAGGGCCGACCCTACGGCCCCAAGCCCACCGCGCTCGACGTGCTCCTGCCCTTCGACGACCTCGACCGCAACTTCGACGTGCACTACAAGTTATATGGGGCGAACGGGAAGCTCAAGTGCAGGGGCGACGGGGAGCGGGCGCGGCGCCTCATGATCGAGGACGGGCGCCCGACCTACGTGGACGGGAAGTGTCCGTGCCGGCGGGCCGAACCGACGCCCCAGGAGGGAGACCGGCCGGACAAGCCGCCCGAATGCAAGCCCATCGCGACCCTGACGGTGCGGTGCTACAAGAAGGACATGGCGACGGGCTACCAGTTCGTCACCAGCAGTTGGAACAGCGCCGCCAACCTCCAGGCGACCATCGAGACGCTGATCGAACAGTACGGCCCGGCCGTCGTGATGATCCCGCTGATCTTCCGGGTCCGGATGCAGACGGTCCGGCCCATCGTCAACGGGAAGCAGATGGCGACCAAGCAGCCCATCGTCTCGCTAGAGGGCCACTCGCTCGCCCATGTCGTCCGCTCGCTCAAGGTGTTCGGGGATCTCGTCGGGCTGCCCGAGCGGGAGGCGGTCAAGATGCTGGAGGCCCACAAGGAGCCGCCGGACGTGGACGACTACCACGAAGGCGTCGCCCTGGTGTGCCCCACCCGGCCCCTCGTCTTCCCGGACGACTACCCGGAGGTGGTGGCCGCAGCGGACGAGGCGGGGGTGAACGCCAGCCAACTCACGGTCATGTGGACGCGGGCGGGGCACGATCCCGGCGCCGTGCTGGAGCAGCTCCAGCGCACCGTGGATACGCGGGCGGAGACGGGGGACGACGAAGACGAGCAAGGGAGGTTGCTGTGAGCCGTCTGTATCGAGTTGCTTTCTCCGGCGAGACATACGTGATGGCAGACAGCGCCCAGGGGGCCGAGAGCATCGCTAGCCTCGAAGCAGTAGACGATGTGCGCTTCAAGGCCGCAGAGGCCGTCGAGCCTCCGCCCCAGCATTGGCGTAAGTGTTTTCCGTGGGGCAGTGACGTGGATCACACTGTCGGACGGATCTGGGACGCCCAACAGAAAGAGTCGCCATTTCAGGATACGGCGACAGCGGACTTGTTCGCCGAAGAGCCGGCCGGCCGATGAACCGCTACATCTACAGCAGCAGCCTCCTCTCCCGAGCCGCCTGCCTGTCCAGCCTGCAGCGCTACTTCGCGGGCGAGGAAGGCACGCGTCCCGCCATCCACGCGAACCTGCGCACGGGCGTGGTCTTCCACCGCGCGGCCGAGGCGTACAACGAATGGCTACTCCAGGTGCGGAAGGAGACCGATTGGGAGGAAGCCGACCGCTTCCTCCAGACCGCCTTCGACGAGGCGGACGACCTGTCCGGCGAGCAGATCATGGATCTGCAGGCGGTCTGGCGTGGCCACGTCCGGCGGTGGAGCCTAGACCCCGAGCGGGCGCTGGGGGTCGAGCGGGCGATCTGCCTGGACCGGGGGCTGCGGCTCATTGAGTGGGATCCCCGCCTCGACTACGACGGCGGGGCAATGCACGAGATCGACCTGGACCGCCCGGATGCCCCCTTCGTGCGCGGCAAGGTGGACTACGCCGAGATCGACGAAGACGGCGTCCCGTTGATCCATGACTACAAGACGGCCTACGGAGTCCCCAACCAGACGACCGTCGAGGCATCGCTCCAACCCAAGCTCTACGCGTGGCTGGCTTCCGTCGCCCTGGTCCAGGACGCCCCCGAGTACCGGGTGGTCCTCGACTTCGTCCGCTGGGGCACGACCCGCACCGTCACCTACGGGCTTCCCGAACTTCAGGAGTTCGAGGCCGATCTCCTCGTCTGGATCGCCCGGATCGAGGAGGCGGACCCGGACGCCCCGCCCACGCAGTGTAGCTACTGCGACCTCTGCGAGTACCGGCGGGGGTGTTCGGCCTGGCCGGACGAGCCGATGATCGGCGTGCCCGAGGACGCCCCCGACGTGCTGGCCGAGTTGCTCCGGCTGGAAGCCCGCCGCAAGGAGTTGATCGCCGCCCTCAAGACGCACACCGCCGAGGCGGGGCCGGTCGTGCTCGCAGATCAAGCGTGGGGGCCGGTGGTGTCCGAATCCTGGGCCTACGATGTCCAGGGCGTCATTGACTACCTGATGTCACAGGACGAGGACCCGGCGCGGTTCCTGTCCGTCAACGCGCGTGCCGTCAAGAAGCTGGGGCGCGACCGGCTGGAGGAACTGCGGATGGTGGCGGGGAAGACGGTGGCGCGGACGAACTACAAGACCCACAAGGCCACGGGCGCAAGCGTGGCGGAGGTACACTGATGGCGAAGAAGAGCGTACGCGTGACGCGCCTGGAAGCGCGGAACTTCAAGCGTCTCCACGCGGTGGAACTGACGTTCGACGGCGCCGGCCTCTGCGTCGTGGGGGGCGCCAACGAGGCCGGCAAGTCCTCGACGCTGGACGCCCTCTGGGCCGCCCTCGGCGGCCAGAAGGCCGTCCCCGGTGTCGCCGTGCGGGAAGGCGCGAAGAAGGGCCATGCCACCGTCCAGCTCGACAACGGCCTGACGGTCAAGCGCACCTTCACCGTCAGCGGCGGCGGGTCCCTGAAGATCACGGACGAGGAGGGCCGGACGCACTCCAGTCCCCAGGCCATCCTCGACGCCTTCGTGGGGACGCTGTCCTTCGACCCCCTCGCCTTCACGCGGATGACGCCGGCGGTGCAGACGCAGACGCTCCGGGATCTGACGGGGCTGGACTTCGTCGATCTCGACGCCGAGCGGGCGGAGGTCTACGCCGAGCGGACCGGCGTCAACCGGTCCGCGAAGGCGGCGCGGACGAGGGCCGAGGCGATCCCCGCGGACCCCGAGGCGCCGAAGGAAGAGGTTCGGCTGACGGACCTGGTCAGCAAGATCCAGGCGCTGGAGGAGCGGAACCGCGTTCTGGCGGGGCGGCGCCGGGAGATCGAGACAGCCCAGGCGGCGGTGCGGACTGCCAACGCCGAAGTGGCGCGGCAATGGGACATCGTGCGGCTGGCGCAGGAGGAGCTGACACGGGCCGAGGTGGCCACAACCGACGCGGCCGCGGAAGTGCTCCGACTCGAAGCGACGCCCATCCCCGACGACGAGGACTCGGCCCTCCTCCGCCAGCGCCTGGAGACCGCCGAGGCGGACAACGCGCGGGTCCAACGACAGCAGGCCCGGGCCGAGCGGCTCGCCGAGGCCCGGAAGCTGGAGACCGCCGCCGACGAGCTGACCGCCCGCCTCGACGCCATCGACGAGGAGAAGGCGGAACTGCTGGCCGCGGCCGACATGCCGGTGCCGGGGCTCGGCTTCGACGACTCCGGCGTGACGCTGAAGGGTCTCCCCTTCTCGCAGGCGTCGGGAGCGCAGCAGCTCCGGACGAGTCTGGCGATGGGGGCGGCCGCAGCGCCGGAGCTCCGGATGCTCCTCGTCCGCGACGGGAGCCTGCTCGACGGCGAGAACCTCGCCGAGGTGCGGGCCTTCGCCGAAGAGCACGACCTGCAGATCCTGATGGAGCGGGTGGGGGACGGCGAGGAGTGCGGCGTGATCATCGAAGGCGGACGGGTGAGGGGGGATGGGGAGGAGGAGGCGGCGGGGCAGGGGAGGCTACTGTGATCCGCACCGGCACCACCGTCACCGGCCTGCTCGTCCAGCCGATGGCCGGCCGCCGCTACCCCTACCTCGGATGTCCGGGGAGCGTCACCATGCACGTCCCAGCCGGGGAGTATCCCGTGCATGGGCGGGACGGCACCTTCCACGTCCTCCAGGACGGCTCCCGCCTCGTGCGCGTCAACGGGACGCAACTCGACGACGCGCGGGCCGAGCCCGGGGGCGACAAGCACGAGGAGACCACCGATGCCTGACGAGAACGAGACCACCGAGACCACCCGCCGCGGCACCGTGCGGCTGTACGCGATCCGCGAAGACGGAATGCTGGAGCCGGTCGCCCAGACCTTCGACACGATCACGGACGCCCGGCGCTGGTTCGACGCGGCCGACGACCACGATCTGCCGCTCGGCACGTACCGGCCGGTCCGGGAGTACGCGGACCTGACCCTGGAGGAGGAGACGGTGGTGACCCGGAAGGTGAGGGAGGCGTGAGACCCGCCCAACAGCGGTCCTACGAGCGGGCCGAGTGGCGCCGCTACGAGGACGCCATGCGGCAGTGCGGGGACGAGGAGCACGAAGGCTACGGCAAGCACCCGGACGACTGCGAGGACTGCGCGGCGCTGGAGCCGGTGCCGCCGCTGCCGACCGACGGCGCCTGGTGGGACGGGCCATGACAGACCACGACGCGACCATTGTCCGCCTGCGTTCCGAGCGCGGCACTTTTCGGGAGCACTTGCTGGCGGCCCGGGAGGCGTGGGAACGGACGAAGGGGGAGAGGGACGCCGCCCGTACGGCGCTGGCGGAGTGCGAGCGGGAGAGGGACGCCGCCCTCCTCTCCGCCGCTGCCCACGCCGCGGACGCCCTCCGGCTGCGGGAGGCGCTGGAGGGGCTGGCCGGAGACTCCGATCCGCCCGCCACCGAGAGCGAGTTCTACGCTCGCTGGGGCAACGATGATTTCGGCCTCACCATTGCCGTCGCCCGCGCCGCCTGGGGCGCCGCCCGCGCCGCCCTCGGCCCCAGGTGCCCCGAGAAAGATGCCAGTGGGAAGTGCAAGGTGTGCGGAGGGAACGGTAGTGTAGTACGCGTTGAGACATGGGACGAAGCGCGGACCGCCATGTATGCGGGGTGGGGAGCTGGCGAGGTCGTGAATTGCCCCTCCTGCCGGGGAGAGGGCGGGGAGGGAGTGCGGGGGCTGCGGGAATGGCTGCTCGACATCGCTGCCAACGTGGCGATGGCCACCAAGGCGATGGATTCTCGCCACGACCGCGAGATGCGCTGGACGGCGCAGGTGGACGAGACCCTGCGCCGGTTGGCCCTCCCCCGCCCGAGCCTGGCACCGCTGGAGTGCCTGTGCGAGGCGGTCCGGGACGAGTGCGCGGAACGGTGGCACGACGGTGGCCTGTTCGCCTCGGCCATGGTGCAGCACGCACGATGCGCCGGTGACTGTGGCTGGGATCAGTACGGGGACCACCTGCACTGGCACATTCACCTCGTACTCGACGCCCGGGTGAAGGAGATGCCCCCCACCGACATCCTCGCCCGGCTGCGGGAGGGGCGGTGATGGCGCGGCGACATTTCTGGACCGGACTCTGCGACGGAGAGGAAGGCCGCCGACCAGACGATGCCCTGGCGACATCCGACGACTACAGGGAGGGCCTGGAGAGGGGCACCGTCATCCGGCGGGAACGGCAGGAAGTCGCCGAACGCTGCCGCAAGGACGAGTTATCCATGGCATGGACCGTCCAGTTCGGCGGCGGGTTCGGTAGATGACTGAGATTACCGGCCACGTATGGTACCAGAGCGATACGGACTCCACACCGGACAAGATCATAGGGGAGGTGACCTTACCCGGATCCAAAACCGAGTCTACGTCCCGCGTAAGGATAACGTTCAACGCGAGACGCTTCGAGTCGGTGTATCCGACCCCGGAGCAACTCCAGCGGTTCGGACACTGGCTGCGATCCTGCGGTGTCCGCGTAATCGCGACACGCACGGACACGAGCCACTATAGCGGGAGATACGACTCCTGCTGGGGCGATACCTACGGCGGATACACCATCTATCGGAAAGCGCCCGATCCCCAGCACATGATGCAAATCCGAGAGGGCTTCAAGCTGGAACCGATCCCGGTCTACCTCGACGGCGACGATGATGGTGCCGGTGCCCGGTGGCTGCCAGAAGGGCCGCCGCCGGAGGGCACTGTCTGCCTCGGGGCAGGAACGCCCTGCGGATACTTCACCTACGGCGAAAGGGCGGTCGACAAACAACGCGCGGCGCGGCGCCGAGCCAGAGAACTCGGGGTCTCGGAGGCGGACATCGCAGCCCTAGGGGGAAAATGACTCGCAGCCAACGCGAAGCCGCGATCCTGGCCGAATTGAGGGGCGGTCCCCTCCACTTCGACATGATCAAGATCGGGGGCCGGCATAGCCACGCCCACGAGACGGAATTGCGGCGCATGGCGAAGGCGGGGCTCGTACGCCGCCGTCGGGACGGACGGTGGGAGTGCGAAAACGACCCGCTGACGCTAGGGGAGGAGTGATGACGCGACACTTCTGGGCCGGGCTCCTCGCCCTCGCCGGGTGCACCGGCACCGCCCCCGAGCCGACGACCCGGACGCTCGCCTGGACGGTGCGGCAGCTCCCGGCGGCGCCTCGCAGCCGGGCCCGGCCGAGTCGACGCCTGGCGCGGCTTCCCCCGGCACGCCCCCCTCGACTACGGAGACCCCGCGGGGGAAGCTCGCCGTGGACTTCGTGGCCGAGATGATGGGCTTCCCGGACAACTGGTGCGACCTCCCCGAGTAGCTGCGCTGCGAGCCCTCGGCAACGCCGTCGTCCCCCAGGTCGCCGAGTGGATCGGGCGATGCGTGATGGAGGCGCTGCCCTAGTCCCCGCCCAGCTCCGCCAGGAGCCGCGCCCGCTCGGTGGGGTCGTCCACGCCGGCCACGGCGACCTCCGCCTGGGCGCGAGCCTCCGCTCCCGCCTTCTCCTTGCCTGCGTCGGCGAGCCCCTGGCCCACGATGTACGCGGCGACGATGCCTGCGATCTTCGTGAGCGTCTCCTCGTCCATGCCGAAGTGCCCGCCGACCGCGAGGATCAAGGCGCCGACGACGGCGGCCCAGAGCTTGCGGGATATGAGGGCCTGCTTGAGCTTGTTGATCATCGTCTCCGTCTCCTCGCTGCCAGCTCCGCCAGCAGCCGCTCGGTCTGTACCAGGGGGATGTCTACTGCTGCCCGGCGGGGGCGGCGCTTGCGCGGGAAGTGGCAGTCGAACAGCAACGGCTCCCCGCCCGCGTGGAGGCAGATCAGCAGCGCCATCAAGCGGTTTGTCGCCTCGGCCTGCACCTGCACCGCCTGCGCCGCGGTCTGCGCCGTGTCCGCTGCCTTCGTGGCAGTCTCGCCCGCCGCCTTCGCTGCCGTGGCCGCGTCCTCGGCCGCCTTCTGGACCGACGCCGTCTTCTCGGCCACCTCCTGAGCGATGGCCTCCCGGGCGAGCCAGCCCGTCGTCCGCCCGAGTACCCCGAGCCCGCCCTCCAGCGCCGAGAGAGCGGCGAACACCGAGCCGCAGGCGATCAGCCACTTGGCCCAGGGCGGGAGTGCCCGGATCCCGCCGAGCGTCTTCGTGCGTCCGTTGGCCATCAACCGCCTCCGAGGCTCCACGAGACCCTGCACGGCGTCCTCCGGGAGCAGGTGAGGGCGACGGCGTCCTTGATCTGCTGACGGGCGCGGCTCGGCACCATCTCCCACTTGCAGCGCCCCGGCTCCAGCGTGGCATCGAGCCGGGCGAGCTCGCCCGTGACGGCGAGGTGATCCAGCCAGGCGGCGGACGCATCCCGGGCGCACATGGCTTGCTGTAGCTCCAGCGCGACCAGGCGCTCTTCCAGGTCGACGATCCGACGGCGGGCGTCCAGGAGGCTCCCGGCCAGGAGGACGACGCCGAGGACGAGGAGGAGGAGCGCGGCCCTCACCACGGCGTCACCCCCAGGCACTCGCAGAGCGCCTCGAACGCCCGGCGAGGCGGGTCCCACCCCCCCCGAGATTTGGTGCTCCGGGTCAGCGGGTCGACGTCGGAGTGCCGCAGGATCGTCCCCTTGGCGATGGGAATCTCCAGCCGCTCGCACACGTCGTTGATCAGCCCCGCTGCCAGGACGATCTGCTCGTTCGGGTGGCGACTGCCGGGGAGGGGCGCGAGGAGATCCACCCCGACCGTCCGCTTGTTGACCCAGCGTCTGGGGACGAGATCCAACGGAGACGCCACCTGGGGCCAGCGCTGCGCCCAGTCCCGATAGCGGCCATCATGCCGGAGCATCTCGACGAGGCCCGTTCCCGACTTCCAGCGGCGGCACATCCAGTACTGACGGCCCCGCTTGTACGCCGCGACCCGCTTGCTCGCCACGCCCGAGTGGTAGGCGATGAGCCCCTCGGGCACTGTCCCGATGATCCCCCCCTCGGCGTCGTGCCCCACGAGGTAGTGGGAGCAGAAGGACCGCGGCCGGGCGTAGTACTCCGCTGCGTAGTTGAGTGGGTCGGCGCCCTTCTTCAGGGCCTTGATGACGATGCCACTGCCAGTGGTGTGGACGACGACGGCCCGGGCGGCGGACAGCTCTCGCTCTGGCAAGTCCCGTCGAGTCCGTTCGAGTCGATCAGCACACGGGGACCAGACGTCGTTCATGGCGGGGTCTCGGGCGCCGGGGCATGGGGGACGTCCATCCGCACCGGCTCCACCGGCTCCTCCCGCGGGTCCCGGCCCAGAGGCGGGGACGCCTCCGGGAGCGTGCCCATCGCCTCGGCGCACGCCAGCCACCGGGCACAGCCCGGCGGGTAGTGCCCGCGGACCTGCGCGTACCGCTCGCAGGCGGCGGCGCTATCGGCCACGACCTGGGGGGTGTGCACGTACCGCTTCCGCTCGTTGCCGAGGGCGTACGGGACGACGCAGACCCCGCCCGCTGCCCTGATCTCCTCGACGTCCACGACGGGCGTAGCGATCCGGCGTGTGCCCGCGGGCTGCTCGTAGGGGGGGCACTCGGGCGGCGGGGCCGTTCGCCGTCCCACCCCGACCCCTACGACGAGTGCGGCCGCAGCGGCGATGGCTGCAGGTCCCACCCCGGGCCGCGGGCTGGTCTCCGGCGGGCTCATGGGCAGATCCCCGGGAGGCCGTCCACCATCTGGACCCAGTCGTACGCCACATCATTCGTCGTGACGCACGAACACCACTGCCCGGGGAGGCCGTCATTGTTGACGTTGACGTAGTAGATCACAGCCTCGTAGGCCGCACTGCAGACCGCTGGGGCGGCGGGGACCGCAGCAATCACCGCCGGGAGCATCACCGCCGGGATGCCGTTGGAGCCGGGCGTGAGGGAGAGCACCCCTTCGTCCCAGCTCAGCACCGCGTTGGTTTGGTCGTGGGTGACGGACCACCACTGATTCGGGTGGGTCGCCGGGGAGTTGTTGGAATGCCCACAGAGCGTCGGGTCGGCAGCAGCAGTATGACCATGAGCGACGGCGTCATGATCCTTGTTCGTGAGGATCAGGGTGTTTCGGACTCGGGCGTCCCCCTCACCCAGCCCGATCAGTGCCTGGGGGGAGGTCGACCCGGGATCGGAGATGATGGTCAGCCGCTCGTTCCCCGCCCCCGCCTCGACAAACGCGATCTTCTGCACCATGTCATTGGCTGAGTAGATCCTCAGCTCTCCCAGGCCCGAGCCATTCCCGATGAGCACCTGCCCGCCAGCGGAGACGAGGTAGTAGTCGCCACTGAGCACCCGGGTGACACCGTCTGTCCCGTTGTGTCCGGTGCCCACGAACTCCTCGGGGGCCGCGGAGTCCTCGGATTGGATTCGCAGCTCGGTGTAGCCGGCCGAGTCGTTCGCCGTGTCGTAGCAGGCGTCTTCGGCCACCGTGAACGTGCCGTTCGGCGGAAGATCGATCCACCACTGGTGGTGGGTGGCATCGGTCGTACACCAGCGGGCGTCTACGTCCGGGGTGGCCCGGGTGGCGCCCCAGGACATGACCCGGTCGTCCGTGGCGTGCGGGAGGGACGGCCCGTAGGCCCAGGGACCACCGATGGCACGCCCGGCCAGGGCAGAGAGGGCGAAGACGATGCAGGCCACCGCCAGCCAGTTTGACCGGCCCATCTACTGCCTCCACTCCTCGAAGACGACGGCGGCGGTCTGCCCCGGCGGGGCGTCGCAGCGGGCGGCGATACCGCTGGCCGCCAGCGCCGTCGGGAACTCGTAGGACCACGCGTTCGTCCCCACTCCCGCCCACGGCTCCCAGGGGCCTCCCGTGCAAGTGGCGGGAATGGCGTAGTCCGGAGTCGTCCCGCCCACCTGCACGCAGACGGCATCGGTCGTGTCGGTGTTCCACGCCCGCACCGCCACCGCAGCGGCAGACGTCGTGAAGGTCGGCCCGTCGCTCGGGTCGTCGTCGCAGGTGAGGGTCGTGCGGACTACGACGTCCATCGGGGTCGGGTCCACGGTCAGACTCCCCGTCCCGTCGTCCACGGACAGGACGCCCGTGCTGTCGCTCGCCACCGTCACGAGGACCGCCCCGGCCTCGACGCCACCGCCCGTCGTCACCTTGCCGTCCAGGGACGTCGTGTCCCCGGCGATGGTGCCTTGGGTCACCTCGATTGCGGCGAGATCCACCACCGCCGGATCGTTGTCGGCGAGGGTCATCGTGATGGTGGCCGCGTCCCGGTTGCCACCATTGGTGTTGACCGGATTCCCGTCCACCTCCTGGATGTCCACCTCGGTCTGCAGCCCGGCCACGGGCGCTACGAAGACCTCGCCGGACAGCGTACACCGCACGCCCTGGTTGTCGCCGTCTCCCACCGCCACGGGGGTCGTGTCGTACCGGCAGCCCGAGGGCATGACGGGGGCCGCGTCGCCCTGAGCGGAGTTGATCGCCGCGGGCGTCGAGTTGAGCATCTGCGCCCCTGCCGCCCAAGCAGTCCGCACCCACTCGGGTCGTAGGCTCCCTACCAGCGCCAGGGCTGCGACGGCCCCTACCGTCGCCCACAGGATCGCTCGTCGTGCTCGGTTCATCGTCGTGCCTCCGTCGTCTCCATCGTAGTCGCGCCTAGCCGCCCGCCGCAAGCACCGGTCATGGCGCATCGCCGGGCCAAGCCAAGTTGTCGTCCCGGATCGCGAGCATCCGCAGGTTGATTGTCGAACCGCCCGGCGCCGTTAGGGCCACCGTGATCCGGTCGGTCGCCGCCGGCACCCCGCCCGTCACGACGAGTGTCCCCGTCTGCTCGTTGGCGCGGTTGTAGGGACCAGCGAAGACGAAATTGATCGGGGCTCCCGCCCCCACTCGGACCGCCACCGTGCCGTTGCCGCCGGGCGTCTCCGCGTTGACCCAGATTCGGATGCGGACCACGTGGGTCCGGGGCGTGATCAGGTACTCCAGGCGGTCGGTGGGGCCGGCGTTCTCCTGCAGGTCGGGAGTCCAACCGCCGGCCGGCGGCCAGTGGGCCGTGACGTGCTCCTTGACTCGATTGGCCGCCAGCCAGTTGTGATTTCGGTTGATGGTCTGCCACCGCCCCTCTCCGTCGTAGAGCACGTCCGAGCCGGTGCGGGCGTAGCGGTCCGGCCCGGTCGTCGTGTAGTTGGCTGGGAGGGTCTTGGCCATGCTGTCCTCGCCGCCCCAGGCGGCTCACTCCATCGGGACTTGCTCGTACACCGCCACGCCCCACAGCTCACCTGTAGTCACGCCCCCGGGCGTCTCGTCCTGGGTCTGCACGATGATCCGCTGCTCCCGCGAGTTCGTCAGATTGGGCTCCCACGAGAGCCACTCGGGTTGCTCGCGGCCGCCGGCCCATTGGGCGTTGCCCGCCGCAGGCCGCGCCCCCGCACCCCAGAAGGTGCCCCGCCCCCGGCGCACCGACATGTCATCGAGCGTCGGATGCTGGCGCCAGACGTTCTCCTGCGCGTTCATCGCGAGGCTGACCGCGCTACTCGTCACCCAGTCGAGGCCCTCCGCCACGCCCGCACCGCCTCGCTCCGAGTAGAAGCGAAGCCCCATGCGGGCCTCGGCGCCGGGGCTCCCCCAGCCCAGCCAGACGACCGTACCCCACAGACGCGTCACGCCCTCGCTGACCGTCACGTGGTAGTCGGGCCACCCCTGGGCGGCGGGCGGAGCGGCAGGGAACGCGGCGGGCGGCAAGACCCACATGTCTATGTCCGACACGAGTTGCTGGACTCGCGTCCCGTGGATGTGATCGGCGTTCATCTGGAGGGCGCGGACCGTCACGGCCTTGAGCCCCGCCCGGGTGTACGGGGCCTGATCGGGGATCTGCACGTAGTTGCGCCAGTACTGATCAGCCACTACAGGCTCCCCGTCAGCTCGTCCTCGTCGATGGCGATGGAGCGGAGGTGGAGGCTTGCCGCGGGCCGTGCCCGCCACTGCGTGGCGGCAGACCCGTCATGCTCGGTGGCCCAATCCACGTAGGCGCTCCAGCCGGGGAAGACGCGGGCCGCCGCTCCCGAGATGCTCACGATGGTCCGCCAGTGCGTGAGCTCCTGGTTGCGAACCGGCTCCTCGATCATGATGGCCCATCCCACCGCCACGCCAGCGAGCCCGGGAGGGGCCACCGCCGTCAGCCCGTACGGCTGGGTGCTCGCTACGATGCCCGTCACGTCGAGCGTGTTGCCGGGCTCCATCGCACACCAGGCCGCTACCTCGACCACATCCCGCTGTCCCGCCAGCAGGGGCGTCCCCGTGATCGACCACTCCTGCGCCAGGCCCGTGCCCGTGATCGCCGTCCAGCGGCCGAAGTTGCCAGCGCCATGTTGTGCGAACCGCGCGCGCGTCTGGCACGCGAAATAGACCTGCCGGTTGAGCGTGATGACCCCGCGCATCCGCACCGTGCAGGTCTGGACCTCCGGGGTCGCCTCGCACGGGACAATGGCGATGCGCGTCCAGCGGTTGTCGTGCAAGTCGTATGGGCGGTTGAGGTCGTACGCCTTGTTGAGCAGATTCCGCCGACAGATGGCGTGGATCAGCCGGCCGTTGCGGACGACTTCCCGCCCCGCCCAGGATGACATCGGATGCCCGTCGTCGAACGGCTCGTCGTCCAGAGTGTTGTAGGCCCGGATCGGGTAGGTCTCTTGCGGCATCGTCGCCCCCTACCCGTATTGGTTGAGCCGGGACGTGGTCCCGATGGTGAGGTTCGTCTCGTCCGCCAGGGCGCCGTACTCCTGCATGGTCGCGGTCCAGGCGCTGATCGGGTAGGACGCCGCCCCCGTGTCGCCCGAGTAGACGACGATGTCCCCGAGGTTGCGGGCCACCTCGACGCCCACGCCGTCGCGGAAGACGTCGGAGAGCACGAGGGTAGTCGCCGTCTTCGCCGTCACCCGCGGTGTATTGGCGCAGCGGCAGACCCCGTCCGAGTCCAGCAGGATGACCGTGTCCCCGACGCCGGCACCGCCCGCCACGAAGCCGTCCGTGTCGTCGGCGACGATGGAACCCCGGGCAGTCCCGTCCGTGAACGAGTTCTCCTCGACGTCCACCGTGACGCCGACCCAGCCGTGCGCGATCCCGTCGTTCGCGGAGACCTCCGCAGACGACGCCCAGTGGGCCAAGTCCGGCGAGTCCAGGCCGACCCAGAAGAGATCCACCCCGATGCCGCCACCACGCCCCCGCTCCGTCGCCAGGTCTCGGAAGACCATCCGGCGCCCCATCACCAGGAATCCCTCGGAGGTCACGCCCCGGGTCCCCGTCGCAGGGTTGGGGAGCGCGCCGTAGGTGACGCTGACGGCGCTGCCCAACGCCAGCCGAAGGTGGTGCCAGTTGAGCTTGAGCGAGACGCGCGGCGGCGGTTCCTGGAAGTGCCTGAAGAGGAAGTAGACTCGCTCCAGGACGACGGCGATGCCGGTCTCGTCCAGTCCCCGGGCCTCGACTACGAGCGTCCGGTGCCCGTCGCCCGCGTTGCGGTAGCGCTCCCGGGCCTCGGCCGCCTCGAAGCGGATCTCCTGGCCGGGCTTGCCCTCCGGCCCGGCGTGATCGTACTTCCAGCTCTGCGCCAGGATCTGGTCCGCCATGTCCCAGGAGACGGTCTCGGTGGCGGGGATGATGTCGGCTGCCCCCAGCGCCGTCGGGGCATCGTCCGGGAAGACCTCGGTCACCCGCACCGGCGAGAGCAGCCCCGCCTCGTCCTGGACGCACGCAACGCCGATGGGACCGAGTAGCTCCCGTTGCGCGAACTCCGCCAGGTTGAAGGCGCCGTCCCACCCCACGACCAGGTTGGGCACCCGCGCGCCCGGTGTGGCATCCTTCATCGCCTCCCAGGCGGTGACGTCGAACTGCGCCACCGGGATGGCCCGGCCCCACGCCTTGGGGAGGCTGTCGTAGTTCGTCTGCCCGGCCCCGAAGTTGAGCGATGTGCCCGTCGACAGGCAGAGGCAGAGGAAGACCTCGATCGGGTGGTCGCTCGCTGTCGGCACCCCACCGCTCGGCGTCGGCTTGAACCGCGTGTGCGGCAGAGCCTTGTCGGTCGGCAGCACCTCCCGGACGAGGAGCAGCGGATCGTTGCTCGTGGGGAGCTCCGTCCGCCCGATCCGCCATGCGGTCACGGTCACCGCACACTGTCCCCCCACGATGGCGAGGGCGGCGTCACGGTCGTACTCGGCGCAGGTGTCCCCGATCTGGAGGTAGCCGCCGTTGAAGCTGTCGGGGGCAAGGTCGAACGGGTCGTCCGGGTCCGGCTGACCGGCGCCCGCATCGCCCGAGTGCGTGATCGCGATCTCCCGGTCGCCACCGTCGAAGGCGCCCCGGCCTGCGCTCCGGAGCGAGTCGGCGAACAGGTTCTCCGTCGTCCCGTTGTAGGCCCGGTGCCCCAGCTCGGCATCGAGCAGGGCCTCGATCCCCCGGAGGTGGAGCCGCCACTTGACGCCCTCGACCAGCTCCAGGCGGTCGAGCAGGAACGTCCCGACGAGGATGGCATGGGTCTCCAGGTTGCCCTGGAAGTTGAGGTAGAGGGCGACCTTCCGGCCCCGCAGATAGTGCGCCCGCCACCGAACTTCGCCGTCGCCCCGGCTCTCGGCGGTGAAGTGGGCGCGGGCGGTCGTGCCGTAGTAGGCCCGGGTGACCGTCAAGCGGTCGCCGAAGCCGCCCCAGCCGCCGCCCAGATTCACGTTCGTGATCTTCAGCCGCTCGTCGCCCAGCGCGATCACATCGTTGACGGCGGCGGCCCCCACCTGGTCCCTCACGTCGATGAAGGCCGCACCTACGGCGACGTTCGCCGCGAGGTCCGCCCGTACCGCCCGCTCCCGTGTGGCGAAGAGGTCCGTCATGAAGGCGGAGTTGTTCGGCCCCTCGAGGATCTCCAGCGTCAGGGAGCCCACCTCGGTCTCGCCCGTCACCAGGTCGATCCCGGTCTCCAGAACGCCGGGGACATCCGTCACGTAGGGGAGCCACCGGCCCGAGGGCGACAGCCCCGGATCCTCGCCGTAGACGAAGCGGTAGGCGTAGGAGGAGGGGGCTGTATCCGTCTGCGGCCCCAGGCCCTCGACGATGGCGTAGAGGTAGGGTCGGCCGTCGCGGTCTGCGATGCTGGCCATGGGCTACCTCCGTCCGAACTTTCCTCGCCGGCAGAAGTCCGGACCTCGAAAAACGCAGTGTGCTACCCTGGATCCGTGCTCCGCCTGCGCCTGGCCGACGCCCTCGACGCCGCTGGCATGACCCCCGCCTTCTTGGCCGAGTGCTCCCGCGTCCCTACCCGGGCGGTCATGGAGCTGCTCCAGCCGATCCCACCCAAGCGCATCCGGCTCGCCTTGCTCGACCGCCTCGCCTTCGTCCTGGAAATCCACCCCGCCCGGCTGCTCGACCACGAGCCGGATGCCCTCGTCTGCGTCTGCACGGCCGGCGTAGCCGACAGCTATCAGGTCGATCTCGACTCACGGGACGACCTCCGGGATCTGGAAGACGCCTGGCGCCGCGAGTTCGGCAAGGGGCCGGACGAGTAGCTACGGGACGACAGCCTACGCCACGTACGGCCGCATCGGCACCACGACCCGGTAGCGCTCGCCCCGCTCCATGAGGAGGGACGCTGCGGCGTCCAGGTCTTCGAGCCAGGCCGGGGTCTCGGGGTCGGCCACGGCGGTCATGTAGGACCCCAGGACGGCGACGGTCGGATGGAATTCGAACCGGACGCTACGGGCCGCCGCGTCCCAGAAGCCTTCCCACGTCGCCTCGCCGTTGCTCGTGATCGTCTCGTGTCGCGCCCCGCCCATGAGCGAGTTGTCCGAGTCCCGGTACCGGATCTTCGTGTACGGCACGTAGTCGATCCGGGCCTCGGTCCGCCAGTCGTCTCCCACCCATTGTTGCGCGTACTGCTGGCGGCCGGTGGACCGCAGCGCCCCGCCGACGTTCAGCTGCTGGCGCCGCCACCCGTCGAGTAGGTCCTTCTCGGGATACCACCCATACTGGTGCTGGTAGTCGGACACGAAGGACACGCCTGGCCCGTCGTCCGCCGCCACGCTGTAGCCGAGGGTCGTCCCGATGGCAGCCGTGTCCGCTCCGCCAGTCGCCCAGTGGAGCGAAAACTGGTTCGGGCCGCCGACGCGGTAGATCATGACCGTCCCCGTCGTGTCGACCACGACGCCGTAGACGTTGCCACTCGGGAAGCCGGGACTCCCGGGGTTCGGGGCATTCATGGCTACCGCGACCGCGGCTAGGAGATCGCTGACCGGGAAGCCCGCCCCCCGCAGGTAGTAGTCGCCCAGCGCGATGTCCGCCCAGAGATCGAGCCCCCCCTCATCGAAAATCAGGCGGTCGTTGGAGGCGTCTATCGTCACCTCCCAGAGGAAGCGGGGGAAGGCCATCAGAACGTACTCCCTCGGCGCATCTGCGACCGCCTACGTGAGGCGGACGTCCGCCGGCTCGTGGCCAGGGCGTGCTCAATCCCCCGCCCCACTTCCTCCGCCGTGTTGACGCCGGATACCGTGACCTCCACGTAGGTGTTCCAGGGCGTCTCCTGGGCCCGGCCGCCGACCGCCTCGCCTGCGCCGCGGAAGGTGTCGCCGCGGTCTCGATCCCGGCCGCCCCCGCCACTACCCCCCACGATGGTCCCGGCCGCCCCGAGGGCAGCGCCCAAGGCGATCAGGCCGGCGCCCGCCGCGATCTTGTGCGGCAAACCGAGGCCGATCCCGGAGAACATGAGGAAGGACCCCATCTGCGTCGCCATCTGGCCGATCATGCGGAGCATGGACGCGGCGAGCTGGCCGAAGGCGACCTCTCCCCCCACCGCCATCTCGGCGAACGCCTGGCCCAGCATGTTGAGCGAGTCGGCGAAGAGTTGGACGCCGCCGGCGCGGGCCATGTCGGAGAGTTGCGCGTCCAGCGCTTCCAGCTTCTGCTTGTGTTTTTCGGCCGCGGCGTCCGCCGCGAACATGCCCTCGATCTCGGCCTTGAACGCGGGGTGGAGGCCGAGACCCGCCGGGACCATGGCCTTGAGGGCTTCCTGCGCCCCTTCTACTCCGAGCGCCGCCTCCAAGTCCTCGCGGGCGAACAGCCCCGGCGTCGCACGCATCGCTTCCCGCTGCCGTTCCCGGACGGCTTGAGCTTCGTCGAGGAACTTCCGTTGCTGCTCAAGAAGTCGGGCCAGATGCTCCTGGTGCTTGCGCTCCTCTTCGGCTCGCTTCGCGGCCCGCTTCGCCGCTTGGTCCTTGGCGATCTTCGCCCGGATCTTCTTGATCTCCTCGGCGTTTGCCTTCATGCGCCGCTGGCGACCCTTCGCCGCGGCAAGGTCGGCCCCGGCCCCGAACACGTCGGGCGCTCTCTTCATCTCCGCGTCTACGGCGTGGATGGCTGCGATCCAGGCTTCCTTTGTCTCGGTGGCCGCCAAGACGGCAGCAGTCGCCTGCTCGCGTATGGCATCCCGAACCGCCAGGGTAGCTTCCGCAAGGGACTTGCCAGCGTCCCGGGCATCGTGCCATGTCCTAGCCAGATCCTCTGATCCTCGGATGGCTTCTCGCTCCCACTTCTCCAGGTGGAAGCCGGCTTCCGAAACAGCGTCGAGGCGCTCGACGTACTCGATCAGGGCGGCGTTGCGTTTTAGGACGCCTGCGAGCAGCCCGACGCCTACCGCCTTGAGCTGCTCCCAGTAGGTAGCCACATCGATGCTCGCCTGACCCAGATCCCGCATGGCGGCGGCGGTCTCTTCCGTCGCCTTCTTCAGGCGATGCTCGGTGGTGTCCGCCATCTTGCCCGCGGCTTCGTCGGCCGCCCCCATCTTCTTCGTCAGCTCCCCCATGGCGTCGTCGAGAGACGCCAGACCGACTTCCGATGTCGCAGCGGTGACGACGGACAGGGCCTCGACCGAAGGGATGAGTCGGGCCATCGCCACCTGGTCGCCCTTCGTCGCCTTCGCTACGCTCTTCAGCCAGCCGATCAGCCCCTTGGATTGGATCGCCGCCGCGTCCATCCCCACGCCCATCTCCTCGGCCGCAGCTCTCACGTCGTCCGCGGGCTTGATCACGTCGGCCAGGGCCTGTCGCAAGGACGTGATGGCGATGCGGGTCGAGATGCCCTGCTTCGTGACCGTGGCCAGATAGGCGGCGAACTCATCGAACGAGATGCCGAGGGCAGCGAGCTGCGGGGCGACGAAACCGACCCTTGCCGAGATTTCCTCGAATGTCGTCTTCCCCAAGCGAACCGCGGTGAATGCTGCGTCAGCAATCTCCCCGACCCGTTCCGTCTCCATGCCATACGCGTTGAGGACGGTGGTCAACCCGTCCACCGCCGTCTCCATGGTGGTCATCCCGCCGGTCGCGGCCTGCGCCGCAACGCCCATGAACTCGGTGGCCTCGGCCGCGTCGATACCTGCCGACAGGGCCTGATACATGGCGTTCTGGATGTCGCCGGACGCCTTCCCGTAGCTCGTGGCTAGGGCGGTGACGTCCTGGCCCAGCTTCTCCAGCATGGCGGGCTGCTGGCCAAGCATCGTGTTGACCTTGGCCATCCCGGTCTCGAATTCCCGGGCCGCCTTGCCGGCGTTGAGCAGGAAGTCTACGACAGCCCGAGCGGCCATGATCGCGCCGAGACCGCTCGCCACCTGCTGGGCCATTTGGCCGAGGTCGGTGAAGCGGCCCGCGACCTTCTGTAGATCCTTGCTCGCCCGGTCCCGGGCTCGGATCTCCGCTTGGAGGACTTCGGCGCTGGTTGCCATGTGCCGTCCTCCTGTGGCCCACGATTACGTCAACCGAACCCGTTGCGCACCGTCCATCCCGTGGATCTTGAGTCGGGCCTGCCCGATGTCGCCGAAGCCAGCGTCAGCGTGGGCCTTCTGTCGCTCCGCTTCCTGCCGGGTGACCCGGGCGACCTCCGCCCCTAGCAACTCCATCGCCTCCAGGTAGCGGTTGGGCTGGTCGTACACGCCGCCCGCGCGCCAGAGGAAGCCCGACTCATAGTGGCGGTAGAGCCGGATCCAGTGGATCGTCTCCGACGTGAAGGCGTCCAGTTCCTTCCGCAGCTCCGGGTGCAGTCCGCCGCCGAACGCCTGCCGGGTCGCCCGATCGTCGAGCCGGGACCACCGCGCCAGGATCTCGGCGGCGTGGGTCAGTTTCCCCGCTCGTCCTCCGTCAGGTGGGCGCGGTCGCCCAGGATGTGCTCCGCCACCTCGTAGAGGTCCACCTGCCGGAAGATGCCGAGGAAGCGCTCTCGTTCCTCGTCGGTGCCCGCCGCGGGGTAGGCGAGCGGACCGTCCGGCCCCTGCCCCTCCACGGCCGTCAGGAACCGCAGGAGTGCCCGGACGTTGTTGGTCGGCCCCCGGCTCACCCACCGCGGCCGGCCCTTCACCGACCGCGCACTCCCGCCCTCGCTGGACATCTCGGCGTTCCCGAGGTCCATGTAGCCGGTGGCCTGCTCGAACTCGGCGATCTCGAAGGGGAGGGGATCGCGGTGGTGCCAGGTGACTCGCTGGTCGACGAGGGCATCGAGGGCCGCCTGCCGGGCCTCCTCGGTCTCGTATTCGACATCTGCGGGCAGCTCGCGATCTGACAGCAGGACGTACGTCCCGCCGTCGGGGCGGTAGGGGCGGAAAGTAGGCACGGATCCTCCTCACGCTGAAGGGTCCGGGCCTCGTCGCCCGAGAGCCGGGCGAAATGCCCCGCGCCTCGGGCGTGATCCCGATGTAGTTGGGGGCTCCATCGGGCCGAGGCCCGGGGCAAACGGTGGTGGTCTAGGTGAAGGCCAAGGAGAACGAGTCGTCCCCGGCGTGGCGACCGAGCGAGAAGCCGAAGTCCTGCCAGATGACCCCGTTGTCCTCGCCGCGGCTGAGGTCGGAGAACTTGGCGCCGCCGAGCGTGTTGCCGGCGGGGCGGGCTAGCGTCACGATGTTGCCGGCCGCGCCCCCCCACACCCAGGAGAAGTCCTGCACGGTCCCGGCCTCCAGCGCCCCCCACCAATCATGGGTGGCGATGGTCTCTTCCTGGATCGACCAGGTCCCCTTCGGATTGCAGGCGCCGAGCTCGATGGCCACGACGCCGAACGCCGCGGCCTGGCTTCGGGCGATGTGGACCTCGCGGTTGAGGTCGAGCCTGAACGCGGTACACCGGGCGGAGCTGCCCCCGATGTTGTACGTGAGCCCGCGGCACGCGACCGGGCGCGTGGCGTCGTACGTCGGCGTCGTGATGGTCGCCTGGTCCGTCGGCTTCTCGTAGAGGCCGGTGAACTCGAAGCTGATCTTGGGGAACGAGACGATGCTGGAGTCGATACTCCACGTGCCATAGCACCCGTGCATCTGCCACTGATGCGTGCCGTCCTCGATGTAGAGCGTCGCCGACTGGTAGCCGACGCCGGCCGCCACGCTCCACACGCTATCGGGCGTGAAGGTGTTCGACGCTGGCGGCCCGACGACATCTGCTTGCGCCATCCCGCAGGCCCGCAGGAGGGGGGCGATCTCCGGGGCGGTGCCCGCGGCGCCCGACCCCTTGAGCATGCACGAGAACGACGCCGTCAGGACGATGGTCCCCTCGACATGGTTGTAGCCGTCGAGGTAGGCGTCGACAGGGACGATCTCGCCGTTCTCCAGGACGGCCCCCAGCTCCAGCCCGTCGATCATCGGGACGGCGTCGGCCCCGACCGGGGTGGGGTCGGTGCCAGGGACGGCCTCGACCTTCGCGAGGAGGGACTGGCGGCGGGGGATGCTCACGGCTTCTCCTTCGGTGCCGAGGCCGGCTCCGGGATGCCCCGGGCCTTGCGGGCCTCACGGTCCACCCGGGCAGTCCCGGCCACGTCGAAGCGGACGACCTCCACCTCGTGGTCCTCCTCGCTGATCGGCGCCCACGTCTCGTGGAGACCGACGTAGACCTTGGTGCGCTTGCGCTTGCGCTTGCTCATGGCCGGGCCTCTATCTCTTTGCATGTGACCGACTGGATCGCCGCCTTGGCGAGCCCGCCTTCCTCCAGCTCGAAGACCGGCGAGAAGTCCCAGCCCGTCAGATCCACCTGGAAGACCGGATTCTCGTCCACGCCCTGGCCCTCGACTCGTTCCGAGAGCACCCGCCGGAGGGCCTCATGCGACCGGAACAGCCGCCGGGCGAGCTGCACCGGGTCCGTGTCCACGACCACCAAGACGCAGTCGATGTGGTGATCGAGGAAGGTCTGCGCTGTCATCAGCGGCGACTCGTCGCCGCCCCGGGACAGCAGGAAGAGCGCCGGATACTCCTGGGTCTCCAGCTCCTCCGACTCCTCGAAGCGGATCGTGGCCACGTCGTCGAGCACGAGGGCGACGCCGAACTCCGCCGCGTCCGCCACGGCATACGCCGCATCCTCCACGTCGAACGCCGCGGGGAGGTGCGTCGTGACCGCCGTGCGGATCTCCTTGAGGACGTCTTCGAGCATGCCTACACCACCCGCCGAGCGCCCCGCACGCCGCCCTCGGCCGTCGCCTCCACGTGCCGCTGGATCGCCCGGACCCAGCCCATGACATCCTTGCGCTTCAAGGCGATGATCGGGCGCTTGGGCAGCGGGATGTCGTCCCACTTGGTTCGGCCCTGCCCGAGCTGATGGGAGACCGCGTACGGGACCTTGGTCCCCATGGCCACCCGGTGGCGCTTGCTGACGAAGACATGCTCGGGGTGCGTCCAGGACACCAGGGACGGGTAGAGCCGCTCGTGCCCGCGCTCCCACCGCAGCATGTTCTTGAGCCCGCCGCCGTACCGCCTCTTGATGATCCGGTAGACCGGCTCGTCCTGGTAGCCGGTCCAGGGCGTGCCCCCCCGCTTGCCGCGGGAGGCGAACTGCTGCTTGAGGATCCGGACGAAGCAGACGCCCCCACCCTTACGGAGGAGCGGATCGCCCGAGCGCCCGCGGTGGATGGCCCGCCAGACAGGACGGAGATCCTTGACGGCGCTCGCCGCCAGACCCAACCGCCGGACCACCGCATCTGTCCCGAGCAGCCGGACGTGGAAGTCGAGGAGCTTGCCGGCCACCGGCTACAGGTCCATGTCCCGCACGAACTCGGGATCGTCGATCTCGATGTCGCCCACGGTCGTCGGTCGGTCCGACCCCGCGTGCACATGCGAGTGCACGTAGCCCGAATGCGAGGACCGAGAGAGGGCGTCGGCGAGGATCTCCTTCGCCCCGACCTCCGTAGCCAGGCGCTTCAAGCCCTCTTCCCACTCAGCCCGCCAGGACTCGACGAGGCCCTCCGCCGTCTTCTTCCCGGTGAAGGCCCGGGCGACGTGCGAAGCCACCCCCGCCAGCAGCAGGGCCTGGCAGTTGTAGAAGGCGAGGGGCTCGCCGGTCGCGTCGATGCCGGCCGGGTCCAGACCCCGGTGCTGGATGTGCCCGCAGAGGCGAGCAGCCAACCGGGTCACGATGGTCCCGACCGCCGTGGCCGTGGGGGATGACGTGGCGTTGAACGCGTAGTGCGGGAGGAGGTCAGACTGAAGCAGCGCCGCCGTCACGCCGAAGGTGTTGAGTGCCACGAGGGCCTCCCTCCCGCCAGCGGCCTAGAAGAAGCTGCAGGCCACGGCGAGGTTCGCCATCTGCACCCAGTCCCACGCGTTCGGATTCCCTACACCGTCGTCGGCCGTCGCGACGCAGATGCACACCTCTGCGATGGCCCCATCGTTGTCGTCGTCCACGTACTGCACGAACCCGACGGTCGAGGCGCCGCAGGCCACGGGCTCGGCGGGGACGAGGGTCTCGTTGACCGGGAGTTGGAAGCCGCCTGCGCCCGCGATCCGGACGTTGGGGTTCGTCATGCCGTTGCCGAACGTGACGATCTCCGAGTTGTCCGTGGTGTCCACCTTGATGTACTCGACCATCGCGCCTTCCCGGACCACGAAGGCGGAGGCGTAGTTGTCGGAGACCACGAAGCGGGCGTCCTGCGAGGCGTCCAGGTCCACGTAGAAGTCGCCCGTGGGATCGAAGTCCACGTTCGTCCCCGTGAACACCGCCGTGCCGCCGCTCACGTCGAGCCCGGCGTCCGCGTCGAGCAGGCCGTCGACCTCCACGACCCCTGCGAACTGCGCGTAGCCGGCCACGTCGAGGTCGGCCGTCCCGGTAGCGCCGCCGGCCGCCGTGAGGTCCACGTCCCCATCGGCCTGCACCGTCCCGAGGTTGGCCAGGTCGCCCGTTGCCGAGATGCCCCAGTCCGATGTGACGACAGCCAGCGTCGTGCCCGCGTGCCCGACGTTGATGCTCGTCGCCGTGGCGACGCCGAGGTTGAGCGCCCCGGCCGCCGAGACCGTGATCCCCTGCCCGGCCCCGACCAGGACGCCGCCGTCCGCGGTCGCCGCTCCGTTGCACTGCAAGACGCCGGCCCCGCTCGTCGAGCAGCCCGTGGCCCCGTAGCCGCCGCCGATGGCCGAACTGGCGGCGTCGAGCGCCCCCGTCACCGTCAGCGCTCCACCGAAGGACGACCCAGCGGCGCCAGTGTCGAGCGTGGCTGCGCCGTCCGACGTGATGGCGCCGATCCCGGCCATGTCGCCGGTCGTCCCGAGCGTCCAATCACTGGTCTGGAGATCGATGGTCGTCCCGGCCGACCCGACGATGATGCTCGTCGCCGTCGCCACGCCGATGTTGAGCAGCCCGGCCGCACTCGTGTCGAGGCCGGACGCCGCCCCCTCGATCAGCAGCCCGCCCCCGTAGGTCCAGTCCCCCGTCCCGAGGGACTCGTACGTGGGGTTGTCCGCCGCGTTGCCGAAGGCCAGAGACTTGGTGCCCGCCGAGTAGTTGACGAGGAGCATGTCCTCGCCGCCCGCCGCCTGCAGAACGAAGCCAGCGTCCATGTCAGCGAGGGTGACAGCCACCGCCTGCGCCGCGTCCATGTCGAGCGTGAACGCCCCGGTGGGGTCGAAGTCGTGGTTGGCGCCCGTCACGTCGAGGTCCGTGGTCGGGGCCAGGGCGAGGATCGTGGTCGGGGCGATGGTCAGGGCACCGGCGCTGGTGGTGATCTGCTGCGCCCCGATGAAGGTCAGATCGTCGTCGATCCCGATGGCGGTATCGGTCACGGACGACAGGGTAGGCTGCGCCCCGTCGAGGTCGAGCCGGAGGTCGGTGTCGTCCGCACCGCCCGCTCCGCCGAAGTCGATCATGTCGTCGGTGGCGTTGCTGATCGTCTCGTCGTTGGCCAGGGTGATGGCCCCCCCGATGATCAGTGCGTCGTTGATCTCGACGCTGGCGTCCGTGTGCGAGTAGAGGACCGGGTGCGTCCCATCCAGGTCCCAGCAGGCGTCCGTGTTGTTGGTGCCTCCCTGCCCCTCCCAGCAGACGATGTCGTCCGTGTCGTTCTGGATCGCCTCGATGTTCGGGAAGGTGAGGTCGCCGTTGAGCACCTTCGGCCGGCGCAACACATCCAGGTAGGACTGCGCCGCGGCGGGCGCGGCGAGGGCGAAGGCCAGTAGGGGCACGAGGAGCGTGAGGATTCCGTGTCGCATGTGGTCTGTCTCCTGCCGCGCCTACTACGCTGGCGGCTCGTTGAACCCGCGGGGCTCGGTCGGCTCCCGCTTCCCTGGCCGCTTTTCGACGCCCGCGACCCCGTCCTCCAGCAGCCGTACCGCCGTCTCCGACGACACGACCGCGCCCGGGTCGAGACAGCCCCGTCCCATCTGGAGCAGGCCCGGGCCGGCCCAGATGTAGTGACAGCCCGCGGACCTCTTGCCCTTCTTCGGCACCACTAGGCCCGGCAGTTCAGGTAGAGGTAGCCGGCGGCCGCATCGAAGACCACCTCGTCCCGGTCCTCACGCGCCCGGACCCACGTGGTGCGCGGACCGTCCTCGTACCAGCGATCCACGACCGTCGGGGACCCGCCGTCCGTCGCCGCGATGTGCCCACCACCCGGCAGCTCCGCACCGTCGCCCTGACCGCCCGGGCCCGCGTAGCAGAGCAGGCAGGAGTCCGCCACGATGTGGGCGGGGACCTCGGGCTGACCCACGTTCGCCGTGTTGTGGACGGCGTGGCTCACGAACACCCGCTTGAGGCCGAAGTGCACCGCCAGGGCTTCGTTCAGCTCCTCGCCCGAGAGCTGCCCGCGGCGGTCGGACGACCGGATCAGGCCGGTCATGTCACCGTTGCGGACGAGGTCCGCGAAGGCGGTCATGCCCAAGACGCAGGTGTCGGGCCGCTTCCCGCAGGCCAGCTCGATGGCCTCGATCGCGGTCCAGAAGTTGTCCCGAGGGGAACCGGCCGGCTCGTTCCACGAATCGGTCAGCGTCGTGGTCGTGCCCCACACGCCCGTCAGCATGAACGCGGTGTTGAACCGCTCCTCACGCTTGATGTCCACGATGGCCTGGGAGTGCCCCGTCGCCACGTCCTGCAGATCCCGCGGGAGCTGCGAGATCGATGAGGTCGGTTGCTCGACCGCCACTCGCACGCCGTACTCGTGCGTCAGGAAGCTCGCCGATCCCGGCGCGTATCCGACCGCCTCGTACGGGGTGCCGGGGGCGCGCTGGATGTTGATGTCCCCCGCGCTCCGCATCCCGGTCCGCATCTGGTAGTAGGTGCCGGACTTGAGCCCTTCCTGGTAGATCGGAGGGAAGACGCGGTCCGCCACGTACGTATCGGACCCGTTGACCCGCGACGTGAGCTTGCCGGTGAGGACCGGATCGACGGCGCGGACCTGGTTCTGTGTCGGTCCCGGAGGAGTCGGCATGGGAGTCTCCTGTACTGGTAGGGCGCGGTCCGCACCCCGGAATCAGTGGCAACCGGGCCAGGCCCGGGGTGTGCGGTCTACGCGGCGCCGCTCGCCGACGGCTGGCCATCCGCGATCTTTGCGTCGAAGAGGGCCGGGGCCGAGGCACTCTGGATGGCGATCAAGCAGACCCCCTCGTTGATGGCGTCCACCTGCACGAACTCGCCCGAGGCGTCCAGGGTGCACTGGTCGCCCTCGTCAATGTCGCCGCCGGCCCGTGCCCGCACGACGCCGCCCACCTGCACGCTGATGTTGTCGCCCGCGGCCAAGCCCCCGTCGAGCAGCACGCCCACGAAATCGGCACCGTCCACGACCCCGATCTGGCCGAGCCCCGTGCCAGTCAGGCTGATGCCCCGGCCGATATTGGCATCGGCCGAAAGGTCCGCGTTGCTGACGAGGGTGATCCTCGGCCCTTCCATGGTCGCCATGGTGATCTCCTGTCTCGTTCCGGGCGATGCCCGGAAGGTGTGCCTATGGGTCGGTGGCGCTAGGCCACGGGTCGGTGGCGCTAGGCCACGGGTCGCTGCGTCGGGAGCATCGCGGCATGTTGATCGGCCGCGGCGGCGCCCTCGGGCGTCGCAATCACGTGCTCGTAGGCCAGCAGGTAGTCAGCGGACTCCCCCGCCTCGCGCTGCTCCGCCTGCCGGGCCTGCACCATGGTGTGGATGTCCTTGGGGGCGTCCTCGTCCGTCTCCACGACCGGGATGGCATCGCCGTTGTGCCGGCGACCCAGGCTGATCGTCTCGGGCAGGAGCTTGACGAACTCCTCCGCCTCGGCGGCGTCCGCCTTCGCCATGGCGAGCAGCTTCGGCCGCATGGCCGGGGTCACCCGGGTCGGGTAGCGGTCCAGGAGGATCGTGGCGTCCCGGTCGGCCTTCTCGGCGGTCAGGTCCGCGACCGTCCCCTTGAGCGCCGTCGCCTCGCCCTCGGCCGTCTCCAGTCGGGCGGCGAGGGTCTGGACGTGGGTCTTGAGGGCGTCGTGCGCGTCGGGCTCCGGGCGGGCCGCCAGGGCCTGCACGCCCTCGGCATCGAGGTCGCTCGCGGCGCCCAGCAGGGCGATCACGTCCTCGGGGGTCCGCTCGCCCATGGCCTCGGCCAGGGCCTCCACCTGCTCTTCGGTCAGCTTCGGATCGGCCATGGTCTGGGCCTCCTGCTCGGTCTCGGTTGCGTCCGGCCGGAAGACGAGAGTCCCCGGCACGATGTTCTCCAGGGCCGGCGTTCCGTCCTGATCGCTCAGGTCGGCCGCGTAGTACTGGCCCGTCTTCTCGTTGTAGATGACGACCTTCGTCCAGTCGGGGTCGATCTGGATCGCATGGGCGTCGTACTGGTACGCCCTCTCGCCCTCGTAGCGGTGGATCGTCACGTCACCGAAGACGCCCCGCAGGGCAAACTCGTTCACCAACTCCTCGATGACACGACGGATCGCCATGGCGTCTTCGAGTCCGAACTTGGACGCCAGCGCCTGCCACCGCCGACTCGCCGCGATGGCCTCCATGCCGCCGAGCTGCGGGCGGGCGGTGAGGGCAACGGCGAGGATCGCCGGGCCGTCCTCCCACTCGCCCGAGTCGAAGTTCATCCACTTGGAATGGATCTCCGGGGAGAGGAGCGGGAAGCGCCCGTCCTTCACCAGAGGCGTCGCGTACTCGTTGAACTCGGCCAGCGCCCAGACCCCGCCGTCCCGGGCCTCCATCTGGAGGATGGTCCCGGCGGCCCCGGTCTCCTCGGGCGTGCCGCCGTAGAAGGATCCGTGATTGAAGTCCAGGATGTCCTGGTGCCCGTGGGCCTTCCGGTGCTCGTGGACTTCCACGACCTTGGCGGCCCCGTCGGCGTCCAGCGTGTAGGGGTCCTCGTAGCCCTCCACGAACTGCTGCCCCAGCGTGGCGATCTGCAGCCAGCGGCGGTAGGGGACATCCGACTCGCCGTCGAGTAGGTCGCCGCCCCCCCCGGCAAGCGTGACCGGGCAGGGCGTACCGCGGTGCGTCTCGTGCTCATCGCCCATCGACTCTCCTCGGGCCTACGCCCGCTGCACTTCCTCGCGGGCGCCGACGAACACCTGCAGGCACCGGCACCGCCCGCGCCCCGCGCACGCCTGATACGGCGGGCGATAGCGGTAGTAGTCGGCACTACCGTAGGCGTAGGTCGTCCCGTCGGCCGCGGCGCACGCCGCGCAGGTCTTCTCATCGAGCAGGGCCGAGTGCTGGCAGAACGCCACGTCCTTGACCCCCGCCTCGATGAACGCTTGCCGGGCCGCCTGCTCCCGGGCCTGCGAGATGACGGTGCCCGTCGCCTGGCTCGCGTGCTTCCGGTAGAAGCCCTCGGCCCGCTCCGTGACCGACACATCGGCATCCCGAATGGCCTGGGCTGCTCCCTCCGGCCCGAGGACCGCGCCCCGTGCCCCGGCGTCCCGGATGCCCGATTCGATCTCCCCGACCATGCGCTCCGTGGCCAGGTGGGCCTGCGCGTTGACCGCGTCCGCCATGTCCACGACCGGCAGCGTGTCCACCGGCATGGGCACGCTGACGCCTGTCGGCGGCGGCGTGATCAACCCCGGCCGCGTCGTCTGCCGCCCAATCTCCGCCCGGGTCAGCCGGTCGGCCTCATCTGCGATCCCTTCCAGGTGCTCCCGGATCGCCTCTTGGATCTGCGCTCGGTCGGCCGTCTTGACCCGCAGCTTCGTGATCCGCTCGACCTTGGCGGCGGCGTCCACGCCCTCGGCGTACACGACCTCCCGCACGGCCTGGGCCATGCGACGCCCGGCCATGTCGAGTTGCTGCTTGACCGCCGCCTCGAAGGTTTCCTCCGATCCGGTGAAGACCGCCTCGATCGCGGCGTAGGCGACGCAACTCTCCGCCTCGGTCAGGCGACGCTGGATGGCGAGCGGCACCCCGTCTGCGTCCCGGTCGGGGAGCTGCATCCCCTGGCCGGGCTGCGCCACCGGCGTCCGAGCCAGAGCCAGCGTATCGGGTGGCCCCTCGGCGTCCGTGTCCGAGGGCGTCTCGATCTCCTCGTCCTCGTCGGCCTCGCCTGCGCCGGGGGACGATCCCTCGCCCGGCGGCGAAGGGAACGCGGGCTCCTCGTCCTCGCCGTCCTCCGCCAGCAGCGGCGGCAGATCCCGCCAGCCGCGGACCACGTTGGCATCCTCGGGCCGCCAGACCCCGAAGATGCCGGCCCCGACGCCGGCCGTGACCGAATCCAGCGCCGAGTCCACGTCCGTGTCCGCCAGGCGCCCGATCTGGAGCGTCGGGTAGCGGCCCTGTTCCTGCGAGCCGAAATTGAGGTCGACGAGACGCTGGATCGGTCCGCCGGGCGAGTTGAACACGTCCTCCACGAAGTCCGCGATGCTCCGCAACGCCCCGAGGAAGTTGCTCCGCAGGTCCTTGCTGAGCGCCTGCGTGCCCGCCGGCCCGAGTCCCAGCTCCAAGAACGTCGCCATGAAGGTGGCAACGATCTGCTGATCCAGGTACCGCAGCCAGGCCACCCGGTCCTCCACCGGGATCTTGGGGAACTCGAACTCCATGTCCGCCCCGTAGGGCAGGACCATGAAGGCCGACTCGTTGTTACGCCAGTTGAGGGCGGCTTCCGCGCAATGCTCCTCGTCCTGCTTACTCCACGTCCCGGGCTGCGTCCGGGTGAACTTCAGGAAGCCGCTACCCGCCCGCTCCACGTCGATGGCCATCCCGCGGACGGCTTGACGCTTGGCGAGCCAGTACGTGTAGGCGGGCCGCAGGAGCGCCCGGCCCTCGAAGTTGTTGCCCTCCTGGTTCAGGCCGAAGTGGGTGAGGTGCTGGGCCTCGACCCGGTACGTGTCCCACTTGACGCCCTCGCGCGGCGCCCAGAACTCGACCTCTGCCAGCTCCTCGTCCTGCCCGACGTACCATCCCCGGACCGTCGTCTGATGGCAGGGGTAGAGCCCCTTCCACGTCAGCCGCCCGTCCGGCGTCCGGCGGTAGACCGTCTCGATCAGCGAGAAGCCGAAGTCGAGGCACGTCAGGACCGCCGCTAGCGTCCTGCGGGGCTGCACCCACTCCCAGGCGCGGGCCACGAACTCTGCGACCTCCTGCTCCGCGTCCTCCGCCTCATCCGGCGGATGGATGCCGAGCGGCGCTCCGAGCGGCGGCGCCTTGACCGCCGTCAACAGGGACGAGACCTTCGGGTCCTGATCCCGCATCAGGGCGTAGTCGCCCGGCCCCGATGGGGTCCCGCGTCCTCGCCCCGCCTGCAGCTTTGTGTTTGCCTCGACGCCCGACACGACGCCCGAGGGGATGTACGTCCCCGGCGATCCCTGTCGCTTCGTCGAAGTCCTGGCCATACCCCGCCCTCCGCGGCCATTCGGGGTGGCCCGTCGTCCGTCCGCACGTGTACGAGAGTGCCGAGATTTTGACGGTTTCCCGCGGGGGGCGCAAGAGGGTCCCGGAGAAAGGCGAAAGCGGAGTGCTACTCGGCGCTAGTCCTGACGCGGGTTTGCCGGCGGTCTTTCGCACGCACGCGCGAGACGGCCCAGAGCGAACCGCCAACGACCCGACGCCTACCCGCAGCCTGGATCCACCGGAGGCGGCCGTCCCGCATCATCTGCCGGATCGTCTGCGGGGTCACCCGGAGGAGGGCCGCCGCCTCGGGGACCGTGTACGTCCGCTTGAGCCCGGGGCGCTTGAGCCGGGGCCGCCTCACCCCTTGACGACCACGATCCCGGACCCGCCCTTCCGGCCGCCGTTGCCGGCCTTCGCCGCCAGGGTCTTCTGCCGCTCCTCCAGATCGTCCGCCATCCCCCGCAGCATCGGGACGACCGAGGCGGCGAGCTGCACAGCCTCGGCCTCCAGCACCTTCGCCGCCACCGCCTGGCTGTCGTCGTCGGGCGAGAGCGGGGCCAGCGCCTCGAAGAGGGCACGGGGAGACAGACGCTGGACCAACTGCGGGAGGCGGTAGACGAGGACCCCTGCCCAGTCCACCGACACGAGGCCGGGTTGCATCGGGAGACCCTCGGCCCGCAGCACTGCCGCCAGACGGTTGACCAGCTCCACGCCCCGGGCCTGCGTGCGCTGCTGGTAGATTCGCTGCTCCATGTCCGTCAACGGCGCATCGCCCGCCTGGGCCGACGCCTTGCGTTCCGCCTTCGCTCGCTTGCCGCTCATTCGTCCTCCCTCTCGGACGCCCGCAGCGCCCGGTCGACCTTCCGCAACCCGGACAGGCACCGGCGCCGGGCCGTGTCGTCCGAGCGTCCGTCGTCCGGCCACCCGAGGGCGAGGGCCACCTGCCGGTAGCTCCGCCCCTCCACCTCCCGGGCACGCAGGGCCGCAAGCTCCACGGGCGTCAACTCGGCATCCCGCACGAGCGCCGAGGCCCGGGTCAGTCGCAGGGCCGCCCCCTCGACGGAATCCCGGAAGGCCCGGCCGCCCGTGCCCGACGAGGCTGCCCCCACCGCCCGCTCATAGTCCAGCCCGCCGCCGCCCAGCTCCCACGTCTCGGCCAGGAAGTACGATGAGACCACGGCCCGGGCCCCCCGGAAGTCCGGGCGCTTGATCAGCTCCGCCAGCACTCGATCGACGACCCGGCGGGTAGCGTCCTCCTCCCGCCGGGCCTGCACCGCCCGACCCGCCTGCCATAGCTCCTCCGCCGCCCCGTTGAGCGGCACGATGGGGATGCCCGCCCGCTCCGCCGCGGCCATGTCCGACGCCACCCCGCCATCGAGCTGCCCCACCACCCACACGATGTCAGCCGGAGGACGGAGCACATCCCCCGCCACGAGGGCCGCCCGGGACGCCGGGGACAGGGAGTCCCGCCGCACCCCGTGCCGGAAGCGGTCCTCCGGGTGGAGGGCCTCGGCCCCCGTCATGATCGACCGCACCCGCTCCAGGTCGCCCTGGTAGCCGCTCGGGTGAGCCAGGTAGACGCGCCTCAACGGCAGACCGTCTGACGGATGACCCGGCAGACCTCGGTGTACTTGCGAGGGCCGTCCCGTCCGGAGCGCCCCTCACGGAAGGCGAGGGCATCGACGGCGGCGAGGGCGCCAGCACAGAGCGCCTCGTCCGTCATGATATCCACCTTCCCCCCTACGGCCTCGCCTAGCAGCACCCGCCAGAACGTCACGAGGTACAGCGAGTACTCCTCCCCTATCGGTCGTTCGCTCTGATCCATGCCTCCTCCTAGAACTCGGCCCATCGTTTGCCGGCGCTCTGCCGGCCGCCCCCGTCGAATCCCTCGATCCCGCCAGTGAAGTCCCCGATCCCCCGATGCTGCTGCCTGGCCTGGCGCGGCGGAGCCGGCATCGTCACCTCGGTCTGGCGCAGTCGGGAGACCAGCATCTCCAGGGCGTCAGGGAAGTCGTCGTGATCCACCGAGGACCCATCCTCCCGCAGCGCCAGGATCTGGTCAAGCGGCAGACCCTCCATGGACCGGTGCAGGACGATGACGCCGGACATGAGGAGGGGCTGGAGCCGGGCCAGCCGAGCCTGCTTGTCCGCCGCGGGGGGAGCCCGGCCGGTCCGGTCCTTCTGCCCAGGCCACCACTCCTCCAGACCCGTCGTCAGACCCCGGCGACGTAGTTCGTCCAGGAGCGGCCCGGTGAGGAGCTCGAACGCGCCCACCACCTCGGCCCGCAGGAACTCGGCGGGAGCGACCGTCTGGACCACGTCTACGGCCCGGCGGACGAGCTGATCCCCGATGATCCGGCGATCCACCTGTCCCGCCCCCGACCCCCGCCACATGTCGTACGCTCGGAGCCAGATCCGACCCCCCACCACCGAGCCCCCGATGGCCGTAGCGTAGTCGCCCTTCTTCTTCCCGAGGGCGGGGTCAAACGAGACGCCGGTCAGCCCCCACGCCGTCGGCACGTCCTCGACGAGCACGCCTTCGCGCGGCGTCCAGCCCTCCTCCTCCGCCCACCACGAGAGCTGCGACGCCTGGACCATCTTGTCCTCGCCGCCGCGGGTGTCCCCCTGCTTCTCCTTCGCATGGGCTGTCTGCCCGCTCTTCTCGATGAAGACCATCTGGCGGTAGAGGGGGTCGCCAGCCCAGGCAACCTCGGCCCCCGCGTCCATGTCCTCCCGGTTCCGCCGGTAGAAGGCGAGGGCCTCGGACTTGTCGGGGGTCGGGTCGTCGCGGTAGCGCTCCCGCCACTCGGCCCACTTGCCCGCCATCTCGTCGGGCCACTGGAGCACCGCGGGGTAGCGCTCGCCCGAGAACGCGGGCGCCTCATCCGAGAGCAGCCAGGCGATCAGGCAGTGGGCGTCCAGCACCGTCCCCGCCACCATGGTGTGCATGATGTGGCCGCTGTCGTCGACATCCCCCTCCGGCCCCGTCAGCCCGCCGACCGCCCCACGGAAGACCTCCCGCAGCTTGAGCCGAGCCGCGGGTGACCCCGCATCTCGGTCTGGATCGTCGACCCCGACGAACCCCGGACGCACGCTGCCGTACTCGGGCGTCCGCCAGACGGCCCCGCGGAAGTGCTGGTCGAGCCCAAACGCCTCGACGAGGACGCCCGATGCCGTGATGAACCGGCCCCGATTCCACGTGTCCGTCCGCTGGTCGCCGTACACCGCCCGGATCTCGTGGTTCTGCGCCAACTCGTCTCGGAGCGCGGCCACCTCCTTCTCGGCCAGCGCGTACTTGGCTCGGCCCAGCATGATGTACCGGATCCCGTAGAGCTCCGGGTGCAGCGCCATGTGGGCGGGGAGGCCCATGAAGAGGAGCGTGCTCTTGCCGCCGCCGCGGGGAGCTGCCATCGCCGCGTTGACCGGCCCCGTCGCCGTCGGGAGGCCCTCGATCAGACCGAACGCGCCCTCGTGGAACGGGGCGAGGCCCAACGACGCGTCGAAGTGCCCGGACAGCGCCTCGAAGCAGAACGGCCGGATCCCCTGCCAGCGGACCCGCTTCCGCTCCACCTCCACCTGGGCCTGCACCGCCCGCTGGGCCTCCAAGCGCCGGGCCACTTCCTCCGGCCCGAGTGCCCGCAGCGCTTCCAGGGCCGCGGCGTCCTGCTCGGGAGTGAGGGGCACGCTACTCCGGCTGCTTCTCCGGCCCCGGCTGTCGGTCGTCCTCGTCGGGCGTCGCCAAAGGGCACTCCTCGTAGTGCCTCACCGACAGCAGCGCCCCGCACTCCAGGCAGCGGGCGGGCATCTTCGCCTTTGCCTCCACCTCGGCTGGCGGAGGGATCGGGGCAGGTGCAGGGGCCGGGGGCATCCCTCCGCACGTCCGCTCGACGCAGACATCGAGCTTCCCCGCCCGGGCGCAGATCCAGCGGTCAGCCGCGTCCCGGGACAGCCGGCCGTAGCACCGGGCGTCCACGAGGTCGCCGCGGCCCGTTCGGCACACGACGCAGCCCGGGTCCTCGACGATGCGGTAGGGGGTGGAGCAGGCGAACAGCCCGACCCAGAGGGCGAGCCAGGACCAGCGCTGTACGTGGATCATGGGGCCTCCTCGCGTCCTACCACTGCCACTCGTCTCCCGCCTCCGCCCGGGGCCATCTGCGCCGCGTCAGACGAAGCGGCACCCCCGATGCCGGAGGGGGGGGTCATCGCCGACCCACCCCCACGAGGAGGACGGGAGCTCCGGCCTCCGCGGCACGAGCCACCACCGCATGCGCCCCGACCATGCAGGCCCGCACCACGCCGGGGCTGTCCAGGCGGACGAGATCGCCCAGCGCCAGAGCCTCACCGGCTAGGACCTTCCCCGACGACGGGCACGGAGCTCCGATGTCGGCGCCGTAGACCCCGCACTCGCAGCGCTGCCACCACGTCATCCAGGCCCGGCAGTCGACGCAGGCGCGGTACTGATCGAGGGGTGGCACCTACTCCCCGCTCTCGAACGAGGAGCAGGCGGCGGCCACGGGGCAGACCTCCATGTCGCACTCGGGGCGCTGCGAGTCGCCCTCAAGCAGGTACGCGCACAAGCGGCAGGGTTCCGCCCAGCGGTTCGGGGCGAGGGTCTGGAGGGCTTCGTGCTGGACAAGCCAAGAGCGGCAGAGGGCCCGCGTCTCCTCGCAGCCGGACGCCTCGGCCAGAAGCTGGCGGACGCGGGCGGGCATCATCGTCATCGGCCCCTGGGCATCGGCGAGTCCGGCACTCACGCCCGCACCTCCCTCCGGCCGTCGTCCTCGTCCGGGATCGAGTCCCACGTCTCCGCCTCCCCGCCCCAAGCCACGGCCTCCTCGGCGGCCCGGCGCTCGTGGCAGGAGGCGGTGCAGACGTAGCCGCAGTGCCCGCCGGCGAGTTCCCTCGTGGCGAGCATGGAAGCCCCGCAGTCCGAGCACGCCGTGGCCGAACGACCCTCCTGGCGCAGTTGCACGGCGTGGCCGGCTGCCGCCCGCTGATTGGACGTCCGCTTCTCGCCCGTCCTCTCGCACTCGTACCTCGCCGGGATCTCCCCGCTGTCCTCAGGGACGACCGGGGGCGGGACGGGGATCGCCAGCCCCAGATCCTCCGCCGTCGCCGGCTTCCCGGCCCAGAGGCCGAGGCCGTCGTGCCCCCCGCAGTGCCCCCCGGCCTCCGCGCAGGTGGGGTAGGGGGGGAGGGGGGACAGAGCGAGGCCGTAGACCGCGTGCCGCCCCGCGGGATCGGCCTCTTCGGCGTCCGGGTCGTCGTACGTCACCGGCACGGCCCCGGTCGCGTACACTTCCGGCGTCTCTTCTGGGGCCCAGGCCCGCACAGTCACGTGCAAGCTCCCATAAACAAGCGCCCGGTCCCCCGCCCGCCAGTCGGAGCGGGAGACGAGGGTGAGGTCCCAGTGCCGCTGGCCCAGGTAGCCGGGAGCGGCGTAGGACTGATGCTCCCCCACCCCGGGCTCGTTCCACCGCAGATCCAGCCACATCACGCCGTCGATCTCCTTGACGCCCGCCACGCACCACGACGGGGCGGTCTCGGGATCCATCCCTGGGACGCATGCGTACCGCACCATGTCCCCCGCCCGGAACCCACCGGAGAGGGGGATTGTCTTGTCATCAGTGGACATCGAGGGGCTCCTGACTCTGGAAAACGAAGGACGAAGTCCCCGTGACGAAGATCATCCAACCGGGCGCGTCGTCCTCGGTGTCGTCTACGTGGACGGGGACCGCGTACTGGACTTCCGGGGCGCTCTCGGCCCAGGCGGCCTCCGGCTCGGCGTCCTGCTCTGCGACCCAGCGGAGCCCGAAGCCCAGGCCGGTGAGGGCGAGGAGCACGAGCCACCCGGAGAGCGCCGTCCGGTACTCGGCGATCCAGTCGAGGGCGAGCAGGGTCACGGCGCCTCCTCCGCCCCCAGCGCCTCCGCCTCCCGGTAGAACCCCGTCAGGTCGTCGAGCAGCTGCCAGCGGGCATCGGAGATCGTCGCCGCTTCCCGGACGAGCGCCTGGGCCAGGCGACCCTGGACCCGCAGCACCGCGCTCGTCCGACGCTCCCCCGTCGCCAGCACGAGCTGCTCCGGCCCCGGCGTCCAGCCCCACTCTGCGAGGGCGGCGGCGTAGATGGCGTCAATACAGGGGGGACGACCGGCATCCACGTGGACGGGGGACACCA